TCTTTCCCTACACGACGCTCTTCCGATCTCATCCTGTTTACCTCTTTCTCAGGGAGTTTAGTCTCCAGGATTCCCGGGGCGGTTCATGTCGTACTGGCAGTACAGGCCTTTGTCCAGGCAAAAGCGCAGCAAGCGGAATTGACTCATTTAATCTGGCAGATGCGCAGCGAACACGTCACATCATCTGACGATCCGTTTGCCAGCGAAGAAGGCAAAACGTGTCGTCAATATGTTCAACAACTAAGCCAGGCATTATGGCTGAGCGGCATCAGCCAGCCGCTTATTCACTACGAGGCCGCTTTCAGCCGCGCGCAGCAAGCAGCGGAACGCTGCAGCTGGCGATGGGTGAGTGAATCGCTACGGCAACTGCGCGCCAGCGTTGATGCCTTCCACGCCCGCGCCAGCCACTATCATGCCGGAGAATGCTTACGTCAGCTTGCGGCATTAAACAGTCGATTAAACTGCGCACAAGAGATGGCCCGGCGCGACAGTGTTGGTGAAGTTCCTCCTGTGCCGTGGCGCACGGTCGTTGGCTCTGGCATTGCCGGAGAAGCAAAGCTTGATCATCTGCGGCTGGTGTCTTTAGGTATGCGTTGCTGGCAGGATATTGAGCATTATGGTTTACGCATCTGGTTTACCGATCCCGACACCGGCAGTATTTTGCATCTTTCGCGTAGTTGGCCGCGAAGTGAACAGGAAAACTCACCGGCAGCTACGCGTCGGCTGTTTAGTTTTCAGGCTGGCGCACTGGCGGGTGGGCAAATTGTTTCACAAGCAGCAAAACGCAGTGCCGATGGCGAGCTGCTGTTAGCTACCCGCAACCGCTTAAGCAGCGTTGTGCCGCTGTCGCCAGACGCCTGGCAAATGTTGAGCGCGCCGTTACGCCAGCCGGGCATTGTGGCTTTGCGGGAATATTTACGCCAGCGTCCCCCCGCCTGCATACGGCCTCTTAATCAGGTGGATAACTTATTTATTCTGCCGGTCGCTGAGTGTATTTCACTCGGTTGGGACAGCGGCCGCCAGACGCTGGATGCGCAGGTAATCAGCGGCGAAGGTGAAGATAATCTGCTGACGTTATCCCTTCCGGCATCTGCCTGTTCTCCTTTTGCCGTTGAACGCATGGCGGCGCTTTTGCAACAAACAGACGACCCCGTGAGTCTGGTTTCTGGCTTTGTCAGCTTTGTAGAGGGGCAATTGACACTGGAACCACGGGTGATGATGACAAAAACCCGTGCCTGGGCGCTGGACGCGGAAACTGCGCCTGTGGCACCGCTACCTTCTGCCAGCGTTTTGCCTGTGCCGTCTACCGCTCATCAGTTGCTGATGCGCTGCCAGGCGTTACTTATTCAACTGCTCCATAACGGCTGGCGCTATCAGGAACAGAGCGCTATTAGTCAGGCAGAGTTGCTGGCGAATGACCTCACCGCGGTGGGTTTTTATCGGCTGGCACATGTGTTGGTACAATTTCGTAATACAGAAAGCGAGGCACGGGTAGAAGCAATGAATAACGGTGTTTTGCTTTGCGAACAATTATTCCCCATGCTTCAGCAACAAGGATGAAATAGTGCTTTTTACTAAGAGTTCTACTCCAGTTCCGGACTGCTCACGCCACGGTATTAGGCATATCCTATATAGCCCCTGGTGAGAGTCACCAGTTTCTTGATTAAATAAAATGGAGTTTTACATGAAGGCTTTCAATAAGCTGTTTTCCCTCGTTGTTGCATCTGTTCTGGTTTTCTCTCTTGCTGGCTGCGGTGACAAAGAAGAATCGAAGAAATTCAGCGCCAATCTGAACGGCACTGAAATTGCCATTACCTATGTCTACAAAGGTGACAAGGTGCTTAAGCAATCTTCTGAAACCAAAATTCAATTTGCCTCCATTAGTGCAACCACCAAAGAAGATGCTGCCAAGACACTTGAGCCGTTAAGCGCCAAATACAAAAACATCGCGGGTGTTGAAGAAAAATTAACCTATACCGATACCTACGCGCAGGAAAACGTGACTATCGATATGGAAAAAGTGGATTTTAAAGCCCTGCAGGGTATTTCAGGAATCAACGTTTCTGCTGAAGATGCCAAAAAAGGTATCACTATGGCGCAAATGGAACTGGTGATGAAAGCCGCTGGTTTTAAAGAAGTGAAATAATCTGTCGGCGGCCATGTTTCGTATGGCCGCCATACCCGTCTTAGCTTTTCTTCACATGCTGGCGCGCTGCCAGTCCACGCAGAAAATAACGTAAAAATTGATCGCCGCATTCGCGGAAGTTTTTATGATCCGGTGCGCGCATCATCGCTGTAATTTCCGGCATCGAAACGCGGAACTGCTGTTCGGTGAGGATAGCCAGAATGTCATCGGTTTTCAGCGAAAACGCGATGCGTAATTTTTTCAGCACGATGTTGTTATTAATGCGACGTTCCGGCTCCAGTGCCGGAGCAGACTCATCCTTGCCGCGTTTTTCATAAATCAGGCCATTGAGGAATGACGACAAAACAATGTCCGGACAACGCTGAAAACCCTCTTCGTCTTCTTTACGTAGCCAGACGGCGATCTGTTCCGCGGTGGCTTCGACATTACCCAGCGCCAGAATACGCACCAGGTCATTATTATTGGCTTTCAAAATGTAGCGCACGCTGCGCAGAATATCGTTACTTAGCATGAGGCCTTCAGGTGTTGATGAGGCAAAAAGCCATTTTAGCAGTCTTTTACAGGCCAATCGCCTCTTTTAAGCTTTTCAGATAACGGCGGCTGACCGGCACGGTTAAGCCATTACGCAAAATCAACTCGGCCTGGCCGTTATCTTCCAGACGAATCTCCTGTAAATGCGCGAGGTTAACCAGATACTGACGATGGCAGCGCAGTAGTGGTGTACGACTTTCCAGGGTACGTAATGTCAATTCGGTAAAGCCCTCTTTCCCTTCGTGGCTGGTAACGTAGACACCGCTCATCCGACTGCTGACAAATGCCACATCTTTCATTTGCAGCAAATAAATCCGACTATGCCCCGTACAAGGGATAAATTTCAGCGCCTGTTGATTTTCCGGTAACAGCGAAACATCCTGCTTGCTGCGCTCCTGACGCAATCGCGCCAGCGTTTTCTCCAGTCGCGCTTCATCAATTGGCTTCAGCAGATAATCAAAGGCATGTTCTTCAAAGGCTTTAATAGCGTATTCGTCAAACGCAGTGAGAAAAACAATATACGGGCGATGTTCCGGGTCAAGCATCCCCACCATTTCCAGACCACTGATGCGCGGCATCTGGATATCGAGAAACAGCACATCCGGGCGCAGTTTATGCACCGCGCCGATCCCTTCCACGGCGTTTGAACACTCTCCAACGATTTCAATATCGCTCTGCTCCTGCAAAAATACACGCAGGTTCTCCCGTGCTAACGGTTCATCATCGACAATTAAGACTTTAATCATGCCTCGTCCCTCCATGGTAGTTGTAACGTTATTCGGGTGTAACTATCAGGCTCACAGGCGACGCTTATTCCATAGTCATCGCCAAACCGTTCACGTAAACGCTTATCCACCAGATTCATCCCCAGCCCACTGGCATTGGTTACCGGTTGATACAAACCGGCATTGTCTTCGATCTCCAGCATCAAATGTTGCCCCTCACGTCGGGCGCTGATTGCCACTCGCCCTGTATCCAGCAGTTGTGATGTCCCATGTTTAATGGCGTTTTCCACTATCGGTTGCAGGGTAAACGCGGGCAATTGCTGCTGGGATAATTCTTGCGGAATAGCAATGTTGACCTGCAACCGCGACTGGAAGCGCGCCTTTTCAATTTGCAGATAAGCGTTCACATGTTCAATTTCGTCGGCGAGAGTAACAAACTCCGAAGGCCGCTTTAAGTTTTTGCGGAAAAAAGTGGAAAGATACTGCACCAGCTGGCTGGCCTGTTCGCTGTCGCGGCGGATCACCGCTTTAATGGTGTTAAGCGCATTAAACAAAAAATGAGGATTCACCTGGGCGTGAAGCAGTTTGATTTCTGACTGGGTGAGCATCGCTTTTTGCCGCTCATATTGCCCGGCAAGAATCTGCGCCGAAAGCAGTTGCGCAATCCCCTCGCCCAGCGTGCGGTTTATTGAACTGAATAAACGGTTTTTGGCTTCATACAATTTGATGGTGCCCATCACCCGCTGATTTTCACCACGCAACGGAATTACCAGCGTCGACCCCAGTTTGCATTGCGGATGCAAAGAGCAACGATAAGGTACTTCGTTGCCATCAGCGTAGACCACTTCACCGGTTTCAATCGCTTTTAAGGTGTAAGTCGAAGAAATCGGTTTGCCGGGTAAATGGTGGTCGTCACCAATTCCAGTAAAGGCCAGCAATTTCTCTCGATCGGTAATCGCGACTGCACCAATATCCAGCTCCTGATACAGCACCTGTGCCACTTTCATGCTGTTCACTTCGTTAAACCCCTGGCGCAAAATGCCTTCCGTCGAGGCAGCCACTTTCAGCGCAGTGGCAGAAAAAGCCGAAGTGTATTTTTCAAACATCGCGCGTTTATCGAGCAATATACGCATAAACAGCGCCGCGCCGACGGTATTGGTGACCATCATTGGTGCAGCAATATTACTCACCAGACGCACCGCATCTTCATAAGGTCGGGCGATCGCCAGGATGATCAACATTTGCACCATTTCAGCGACGAACGTGACGGCACCGGCGGTAATGGGGTTAAAGACTTTATCAGTACGCCCGCGACGAATCAGGATGCTGTGTACCAGGCCGCCGAGCAATCCTTCAACGATGGTCGAGATCATGCAACTTAGCGCGGTCATGCCCCCCATCGAATATCGATGTAACCCGCCGGTCAGGCCAACCAGCCCACCGACGACCGGACCGCCGAGTAAGCCGCCCATTACCGCGCCTATCGCACGGGTATTGGCAATAGAATCGTCAATGTGCAACCCAAACCAGGTGCCCATGATGCAGAAGATGGAAAAGACGATGTAGCAGAGAAATTTATGCGGCAGACGAACCGTGACCTGCATTAACGGTATGAATAATGGCGTTTTACTCATTAACCACGCAATGACTAAAAAAACGCACATCTGCTGAAGCAGCAGCAACACCAGATTAAAATCGTACATACCCGCAAACCACACTTCCCTTTAAAACGCGTAACATACATTGCCTGCGTTTAACTTTCTTTGAACTCTTGCAGAAAAATGAGAATTCGTGAGTACGATCACTCAAAATCGCCTGGCAAAAATAAAATCACCCTATAGATGCACAAAAAACGGGCAAAACTACCTGGTTCGCAAAACTGCGTCTAAAGTTAAACCGGGACCTCGCGAGCAAGGGTGAGACGATGGCGCTTTACACAATTGGTGAAGTGGCGTTGCTTTGTGATATTAACCCTGTCACGTTACGCGCGTGACGCAACATTTTAAAAAATCGACGAAGATCGTCCAGGAGCGCCGTTTTTCAAGGGTTGGATAGATGATTCGTTTACCATGTCGACGAACTTCGACGAATTTCGCCGATAAAAAGTGTCCCATACATGCCCCATTGATGCCCCATAAACAATATCAGAAATTGATACTGGTTATCCATACAGATAAAAATAACACCTGTACATAACTACAGTTACAGGAGGGTGTTATGCGTGTTGAGATCTGTATCGCTAAAGAAAAAATCACTAAAATGCCAAACGGTGCTGTGGATGCGTTAAAGGAAGAATTAACCCGACGCATCAGTAAACGTTATGACGATGTAGAGGTGATCGTAAAAGCCACCAGCAACGATGGCCTTTCTGTTACACGCACCGCAGATAAGGATTCTGCAAAAACATTTGTTCAGGAGACTCTGAAAGATACCTGGGAGTCTGCTGACGAGTGGTTTGTTCACTAATAAACACGTAAAATCGGTAACGGCTGGAAATCATTCAATACTCGCACTATCGAAAGTTTACCAGCCAACCGCAGCACGTCCTGCATACGTCGTGTCTGCGGTTTTTCTTTTTCGCTTACATTGTGTCTGGTTCTTCCGGCCACTCAATATCAGGTGCAGTTGATGTATCAACACAGTTCAGCAACACCCGATACTTCTTCCAGGCTTCCAGCAACGAGTTTTCTTCCTCCGTTGCGATCTCCAGATCTACAGCATCCTGAAGTGGCGCAATATGCTCACTGAATTCCTGGATGTAGAACTGTGTGGTGACGGTCTTCCAGCCATTCGGCTCCTGCTGTATCGAAGCATACCAGGCTATTTCAATATCGCTATGCTGCAGCAGCATTTAACCCCTTGTAATTCATCGCCATAATTGATTTAATTCACAAATAAAACTATAATATGGTGAAATTAATGAAAAAAAACACAGATGATGGGGCTAAAATTTACACACCAATTACCCTAAAGCTTTATGACTGGTGGGTTTTGGGAGTATCAAATCGGCTTGCATGGGGATGTCCTACAAAGGAACACCTTCTTCCACACTTTCTGGAACATTTAGGTAACAACCATCTGGATATTGGTGTTGGAACTGGGTTTTACCTTACTCACGTACCTGAGAGTAGTCTGATATCTTTAATGGATTTGAACGAAGCTAGCCTGAACGCGGCATCTACAAGGGCTGGGGAATCAAAAATTAAACATAAAATTAGCCATGATGTTTTTGAAACTTATCCCGCGGCGTTACATGGTCAATTTGATTCCATTTCCATGTTTTACCTTCTTCACTGCCTGCCTGGAAATATATCTACAAAAAGCTGTGTAATACGCAATGCGGCGCAGGCCTTAACTGATGATGGAACTCTATACGGAGCCACAATTCTTGGCGATGGAGTTGTGCACAATAGCTTCGGTCAAAAACTGATGCGCATTTACAATCAGAAAGGCATCTTTTCAAACACAAAAGATTCCGAAGAAGGCTTAACACATATACTCTCAGAGCATTTCGAGAATGTTAAAACCAAGGTTCAAGGTACTGTAGTAATGTTTTCTGCTTCAGGGAAAAAATAGCATCCAACCGCAGCACGTTCTTGCTTAAGACGTGCTACGGTTTCCTTTACGATTTGGGGTTGCGACTTTACCTCTATTGATAATGCATTCCGGCAGAACATTCAAATATGAATGTACGATATTTAACTAACCGAAAAACAAAATATAGCACAGGCGAGACATTTACCATCTAAGAAAATAGTATCGTTTTTTTACAGTTAAATCAACATCACTTCCTTAAAATGAAAACAATAAATTTCAATCCTGAAACATTTTATTTTAGCTTATTATTTCCCAGCATCACATTTTATCAGGATATCCTTCTGCGAGGTTATTATGCTTCCTGTAAATAATCCCCCCCTATCCACTGGAAACGTCTCTTTTTACAGAACTACATCAATCGACAATGTTCACAATAATTATCTCTCCGAATGGGTTGAATGGACTAAAAACAGCATTTCCGGAGAAAACAGGGAAACTGCTTTTACCCGGCTCCAATTATGTCTGGAAAACAGTGAAACATCGTTGGACTTATCTTGTTTAGGTCTCAGATCTCTACCACGATTGCCTGACAATCTTGATGAAATTAATGTAAGCAATAACCAACTATCAATGCTCCCCGAGCTACCAAGGGCATTGAAAGAACTGAATGCAAGCAGTAATCAATTATCTGCACTTCCTGAATTACCAGTGTCGCTGGAATATATAAATGTGAGTGATAACCATTTGTTCGCACTTCCTGAATTACCTGCGTCACTAGAATATATTAACGTAAGTGACAATCACCTGTCTGTACTTCCGAGGTTACCAATGTCATTGGAATTACTTGATGCAGCCAGAAATGCTTTGGAAGTAATACCAGATTTTCCAGAAAGAGATGATCATATTATAAGAATATTCTGGCTTAATCAGAACCGGATCACGGCAATTCCGGAAAGCATACTTGGCCTCAGTTCTGATAGCGTTGTCAATCTTAGAGAAAATCAACTATCTCCCAGAATAATGCAAACTTTGTTACAACAAACCGCCCAACCGGACTACCACGGCCCGCAGATTTACTTCTCCATGAGTGACGGACAACAGAATACACTCCATCGCCCCCTGGCTGATGCCGTGACAGCATGGTTCCCGGAAAACAAACAATCTGATGTATCACAGATATGGCATGCTTTTGAACATGAAGAGCATGCCAACACCTTTTCCGCGTTCCTTGACCGCCTTTCCGATACCGTCTCTGCACGCAATACCTCCGGATTCCGTGAACAGGTCGCTGCATGGCTGGAAAAACTCAGTGCCTCTGCGGAGCTTCGACAGCAGTCTTTCGCTGTTGCTGCTGATGCCACTGAGAGCTGTGAGGACCGTGTCGCGCTCACATGGAACAATCTCCGGAAAACCCTCCTGGTCCATCAGGCATCAGAAGGCCTTTTCGATAATGATACCGGCGCTCTGCTCTCCCTGGGCAGGGAAATGTTCCGCCTCGAAATTCTGGAGGACATTGCCCGGGATAAAGTCAGAACTCTCCATTTTGTGGATGAGATAGAAGTCTACCTGGCCTTCCAGACCATGCTCGCAGAGAAACTTCAGCTCTCCACTGCCGTGAAGGAAATGCGTTTCTATGGCGTGTCGGGAGTGACAGCAAATGACCTCCGCACTGCCGAAGCCATGGTCAGAAGCCGTGAAGAGAATGAATTTAAGGACTGGTTCTCCCTCTGGGGACCATGGCATGCTGTACTGAAGCGTACGGAAGCTGACCGCTGGGCGCTGGCAGAAGAGCAGAAATATGAGATGCTGGAGAATGAGTACCCTCAGAGGGTGGCTGACCGGCTGAAAGCATCAGGTCTGAGCGGTGATACGGATGCGGAGAGGGAAGCCGGTGCACAGGTGATGCGTGAGACTGAACAGCAGATTTACCGTCAGCTGACTGACGAGGTACTGGCCCTGCGATTGCCTGAAAACGGCTCACAACTGCACCATTCATAATCACATCGCATAAACCACAGACCGGACTGACTCCGGAAAAACAGAGGCCCGCCCCCGGGCCTCCCCGGATTCATCCGTTTCCCTGTTCAGCCTGACAGCACGCCCCCGCGGCCGGATGACAGACTCCGCTTCGGTAAGCAAAGCGGTCTTCTGTGATTCCGCCAGTTGCGGCTTATTCATTACTCAACGTCAAACGCCCGAATTGAAGCCAAATCATCCAGACCGCTCAGCTCCTCTTTCATTTCACGCTGACGGCGATAAATCTCATCGTTGCGATCGACCTGCGCCTGCACCATTGCTGCCGCCAGTTCTTCCAGTTCCGGCATCGACAGTTTCACCTGCTGATTATCGGCATCGCTCCACGCCATATGTGTTTGTGCTGTGACAGATTTTGCCAGCATGACTACCGGGGACAGGCGGCCCAGTGAGTCGGGACCAGCATTCCAGATACGACCGTTCCATTCAAACGTGAACGGCTTCGCCTCCTGTTCTGCGCGCCATGCTTCAATTTCCTGACGTCTGGCCTCTCTGGCCGCTTCCAGCATTTCTGGTGTCACAGTGAATGGGGCTATCTCACCCCATTTGCCGCTTTGCAGTTCCTGCCAGATTTGCTGACCCGTCGGAGCGACATCATCAGCGGTGGCTGTGTAGGGGACTGCCTGGTCCCTGTCGTCAAAAAAAACGTCACAGTCTACTGCGCCACTTTCGGTATAACGGGGATTAATGATTTTTTTAATTTCCACGGTGCATTCCTCACGATGTGCGAATAAAAAGCCCGGGCATTGCGCCAGAGACATGTACATCCGGCCCCCCGGACAGGGCGCAATATGACCCCGGTAATGAATGCTCTGAACATCCCGTAATGAAAAATTGTGGGGATGCTATATACGTTCCGGTGGGAGTACTGGGCACTGAAATCCCCACCGGTCCCAGTCGTGAGCCTCTGTATGACTGCCCCCTGACAAGTCTGATGACTTTATCACCGTCAGCTTCTCCCTGGTACGCAGCAATAATCAGCCCGCCAATGTCAGGGTCTCCCCATCTGTTGCGGACAGAGCTCGCCACGATTCTGTAAATAATATCTTCTGTGGTTATATTTATTTTCACCCAGCCAGTCAGTCTGGATATGGGCCAGTAGCAGTAGCGGGTGTGATAAATGGGGCCGTTAATGCCGTAAAAAGTAAGGGATTTGGCTCTGTACCGCGGTTCTGTTGTCTCAGGGCGTGCATCAGTCCACCGGATGCTGAGCACCCCTTCAAACCGTGTGTCGGGTATGATGATGTCGTAGGGGCCAGCAACGGAATATTCACCTGGCAGCGCATTCCTTACCCAGGCCAGGAAATCACTCTTAGTGTCAAAACGGATAACATCTTCAGGCAGAAAAGCACACCCAAAGCCGAATGCGCCGGGTATCGCCAGACGGCCTTTTGTCCGGTCGTAAATGTCGCTCTGTGCTTCCATCGTGGCCGCACTTTTCAGCCCCAGATTATCCCGGGACTTCTGTTGTGCCTTTTCGCCTGCTGCTGCGATTTCTGACAGATGGTTAGCCATTTTCAGAGTGCCGGTCAGCGCAGCATCAATGTCATTTTTGGCCTGTTCTGCTGCGCGGGCATAACCTGCGGCTGCCGCCACATCCTGCGCCGTCTGCTGTGCGTTTCCGGCTGCGGCCCCGGCGCTCTGCTGCGCCTGCGCCACCATTTCCTCAAAGCGTTTGACGACATCCGGCTTCAGGTCGCCTTCATCGGGGGCAGTCAGAAAGTCATTCAGCGTGCCGGGCTTTGAGTCGTCGTATACAGCAATGTCGCCAACACAGTACTCGTCGCGCCAGTCCCGTTTCAGATACACGCAATATTTTCCGACCTGTGCCTCAAACGAATATTCACCGTTATTTCCGGTCACTACATCAGCCCTGGTACGCATCACCACTTCTGAGGTGTTTACACGGGATTTCAGAATAATCTGGCATCCGGACATGGGGATGCCTGCGCCATCAGTCAGCGCACCTGATATCACTACAGACATAGTTTTTCTCGCGATAAATTAAATCAGGAAGAACCTTCCGGAGAGACGGGCCATTCAATGGCGTTGTATGAGGATTTATCAGTGATGGCGCTGAAATCCATCGCCTGCAGCGATTTCGCGTAAATACGGTACGCTTTCAGTTTTTCCCGGTCTTCGTCGCTGATTAGCCCCAGCAGCAGGTCTTCTTCCCATTCCCCTGTCCGGGCACTGACCTGAGCCAGAAGGGCATCACGCTCATCTTCCGCTTTGAGTCTGTAGTCAAAGACAAATTCATCATTGCGGTAAAACCAGTAACCCGGCGCGGTAATGCGGCGGTTGGCGGTAATATCAGGAACTTCAATAACACTGGCGTTACGGGGTTCAATGCCTGTCACATCCTTACCGACCCACACCACGCGCCCGTCTCCGGTGTAAACCATTTTTATGGTGTCACTGGCAAAGTTCTTCTGTTCTTCATACCAGTTTTTGCCGTCTTCCGAAAAAAGCCAGGTGACATCATACTGTTTTGTCAGCTGATATTGTTCCGCGGTTTTCGGATTACCTGCCGTAATATTTTTTAAATGCAACATTGTTAAATACTCGCTACGTTATACCAGATGCCATTAATCAGTTTTTGCAGCGGTCGGTAATACACACCGTTGACGTTATCCGCTGAGTTACGGCCGGTATCCGATATCGATATCCCTGACAACCCGTGTCCCGAAGGTGAGCGAAACGTCCATGAAACGGTGTTGCTGCCAGGGTTGTAATACATTTCATAACCATACCGCACATCCTGTACCCCCTCAGTTCGATGTTTATAGCGGGCATCGAAGTTTCCGTAATTTAACGGAATTACCTGTCCGTTTACAGCGAATGTGATACTACCATCGGTATTTCTCTGGCTGTAGAAATGCCAGCCGGAATCATCACCAAGCTCTGCAACAACAGGCCTGGATGGATTACCCCACAAATAAAACGCTGCATTTTTCGTGGAGTTGTTGGCGCTGGATAACGTGAATTTTTTAGCATTTCCGGCCTGAATATTTTTTAACGCTATCGCCACACCATTCTGGAAACGAAATACATGCTGTCCATTCGCATAAACATCCAGAATGCCGTCGCCGTTTTGTTTTATACCTGTATCGTTATCCCCGAAAGCAATTGAATTCCCCCCAGGGCGTTCTGAACGCCGATACCCAGCGCACCATTGACCTGCGAACCACCGCCAACAGACACTTTATGCGACATGGATATTTCACCCGTCCGCAAATTAATGGTGAACGGGCGCAGGGGACCAATATCGCCATTTTCCCCCTGACCTTCACTGGTGGGAATAAGGTGCAGGCACTCTTCCGAACGACGAAAAATCAGGCCAAAAGCTTCGTTGAAAATCCTCAGCGCATTAACACCACGGATTTTCAGCTCTCCGGTCATGGTGTCGCCATCACGCTGAACGGCATTTTTTGCCTTATCCACCGTGGGTTTTAATCCGAGGTTTTCAACAGCCTCATCCCTGTCTTCCACATCCGAAAGGTTATTTTTTATCAGCAATGCCTCTTCGTTAATTGCACCGCCCACCAGCAATAATATAGCCTTATATAGCTGGTCGTGTTCTTCTTTATTCAGTTCTATCCCGGCCTTCTCAATGACACCACAGATTTCCTCCTGAATGGCATTCCACATGGCACTGTTCAGCCAGGTAGCAAGACGTCCTGTGCGAAGATTTCCGTCAGTAAATCCGTTCTTACCCGGACCAAACTTATCTTTTACCGCAGTCAGCGTATCAATCCTGTGCATCTTCATCCTCATCTGGATAGGAAAATAAAACGACGGTGTGTGACGGACATAATTTATTAATCACGCACTCCGCAACCGTATCCCCCCACGTCCGGATCGGTGTGTTGCAGGCGTCCGTGCATGTCTGCCACTGAGCACCGGCATCCACCGGCAACGTCACACGCCAGAAATAACGCCAGCGATCTCCCCATTCCGGATCGGGGCTTGCATCCAGGTGCTGGAACTGTTCGATCGTTACGCCGGTATATCCCAGCGCCTCAAGCTGATCCAGGAAGAACTGCTCATTTATGCCACCAGCCACATTGGCTTTTGCTTCAAGACGTTGCTGACGCTGGCGTAATGTCTGGGTTCCGACAGGGGAACAGGAATCAGGTAAACCATACAATTCTTCATAACGTTCAATCAGCTCTGTGGACTGACCGGGATCGATTTCAATCACCAGTTCATCAGCCCGCTGGTGAACACGCACAAGCGATGGTGCCAGACCGTCAAGTACACCGTCGGTATCTGACCATGCAGGCCCCGGCTGCATCAGTCCGTACAGCAGCTTTGTATAATCATCCTGTAACGAATCCATTATTTACTCCTTGCCGGGTCATAAGCCTGCCAGGTGATCTCGCCGAGCACCGGAAGCTCGGTCTCCCCCAGGTCAATATCCGATGAAGGGACGATTAACCGGTGGGCCACTTCACCAGCAGACAAACTGATGGCCTCACTGATTCTGGACAGATACATACGCCCCTCTGGCACACTGAGGTAGCCTGAGTTTAACGGACACTCCTTCCTGAAATAGAATGGCATCAGAAGGAGCTAATAATGAGCAGAAAAAACCAACGTTACTCTAAAGAGTTCAAAGCCGAAGCTGTCAGAACGGTTCTTGAAAATCAACTTTCGATCAGTGAAGGCGCTTCCCGATTATCCCTTCCTGAAGGCACTTTAGGACAATGGGTTACCGCCGCCAGAAAAGGGCTCGGTACTCCTGGTTCCCGCACGGTGGCTGAACTGGAATCTGAAATTCTGCAACTGCGTAAGGCGTTAAATGAAGCTCGCCTTGAGCGAGATATATTAAAAAAAGCAACAGCGTATTTTGCACAGGAGTCGCTGAAAAATACGCGTTAATCGAACAATGGCGACAACAATTTCCCATTGAAGCGATGTGTCAGGTATTTGGTGTATCCAGGAGCGGTTATTACAACTGGGTACAGCATGAACCCTCAGACAGAAAACAAAGTGATGAGCGGCTAAAACTGGAGATTAAGGTGGCACATATCCGCACTCGCGAAACATATGGAACCCGGCGGCTCCAGACGGAGCTGGCAGAGAATGGCATCATCGTTGGTCGTGACCGACTGGCACGTCTTCGTAAGGAGCTAAGGCTACGCTGTAAGCAGAAACGCAAGTTCAGAGCGACTACGAACCCGAACCACAATCTGCCAGTTGCGCCAAATCTGCTGAACCAGACGTTCGCTCCTACAGCACCAAATCAGGTCTGGGTGGCGGACCTGACGTATGTTGCCACACAGGAGGGATGGTTGTACCTCGCTGGCATCAAAGATGTTTATACGTGCGAAATTGTCGGCTACGCCATGGGAGAGCGCATGACAAAAGAGCTGACAGGTAAAGCCCTGTTTATGGCGCTCAGGAGCCAGCGCCCACCTGCCGGGCTAATCCACCACTCTGATCGAGGTTCACAGTACTGCGCATACGATTACCGGGTCATACAGGAGCAGTCTGGTCTGAAAACATCAATGTCGCGTAAAGGTCACTGTTACGACAACGCTCCGATGGAAAGCTTCTGGGGAACGCTGAAAAATGAGAGCCTGAGCCACTATCGTTTTAATAACCGGGATGAAGCCATCTCAGTAATACGGGAATACATTGAGATTTTCTACAATCGTCAGCGTCGTCACTCTCGTCTGGGGAATATCTCCCCGGCAGCCTTCAGGGAAAAATATCATCAGATGGCTGCTTAAAAAAAGAACAAATGGTAGTGTCCGCTATTGCCAGTACACCTCACTGAGCCGGAGATTCCGGATCAACGGCAATGCTGACCACCGTCTCTTCCTGTGGTGGATTCTGTTGCTGGTGGGCGTGAGGCAGCAGCGCAAGATTTTTTGTGCGCTGCTTCAGTATGCTGGTGGCGGTCTGCTCTCCCGGCACGATGTCGCTTTCACGGTACATTGAGCGGATTTTTTCCGCACGCAACCCCAGCGAACGACGTAATACTGCTTCCGGTAGCGCGTCCGCCACCTGATTGCGGACCGCCCACCAGGATAATTCAGCCAGAGATAATTCACGCTCCTGCGTACCGCTTATTGCGTGACCGATGACGTCAATCATCCATGCTGACAGGTTTTGATGAGCAAGTTGCTCGAGTGATTCGGATGTCTGGTCACGCAACTGGTTGTCGCAGTGCCAGCACAACACCATTGCGCCGGTACCATAACGGTGAATGACGGTTTCGCTGTGATGATAATCGCCGTGTGGCCACTGGCAGGATTTAATATGGCGCAACAGCCAGTCAGACAATGCACCAGCACCACCAGCAGCACGAATCACCCGTGCGTTACTGAAAAACGGCAGCAATGTTTTGTCTTCCACTAGCGGCTGGCGAACGGCAGGAACGACCCCGGACGGCAGATTACGCATGCTTTTCGGTTCCGGCTCCACCAGTACCCGGGTATTGTGGAATACCGGCATGGATTCACGGCCTGGCTTAAGGACCACCAGCCCGAGTTCCGGAACCAGAACAGGTCGAAGTAATACCCGCACATTACCTCCAGATCCGTTGCTGGAATGTGCAGGACGGACGCGGTGGCCGTTCGGAATAAGGGAGCCTGACGAAGATTATCCAGTGACGATAATCGAGACTGAGGGCTTTCTTAATCTCGTATCCGTGTCTGCGGTAGCGCTGAATCAGCCATTCAGCCTGTTCTTCGGTGCAGGGGTCGTGCTGATACCAGTCAGATTTGAATGCATGAGAACGCCGCCCGTGCCTGCTGGCAGGCGCGGCAGAGTTATCCGAATTGTAAAATTTGGTATCGTGCGCCATCTGTTTTCTCTGCTGGCGCAGCAGGTGCCAGTTGTTCAGGCTGACGGATGGATTGTAAACCAGAACGACCAGAAAAAACAAAACCCGCCGAAGCGGGTTAAGTGCGGGTGCGTTGAGGATGCCTGACACATCAGCGGTGGCGAGGGATTTCTCCCCCGCCGGGTCTCTTACTCCTCAGGTTCGTAAGCTGTGAAGACAGCGACCTCCGTCTGGCCGGTTCGGATTCGTACCTCGCAGAGGTCTTTCCTCGTTACCAGTGCCGTCACTATGACGGTTAAACAGATGACGATAAGGGCGATTAACATCGCCTTTTGCTGCTTCATAGCCTGCTTCTCCTTGCCTTTCGGCACGTAAGAGGCTAACCTACATGTGTTCAGCATGGATTGAGCCTCAGATTAATGTTAAGCGTCTTGCAGGACGCGTAGTGTTAACTGGGGCTTTTCTCTATCTGCCTTTTGGTGTTCATGCCTGAGACAGATAGCCTCAAGCACCCGCAGTCATTCTACTTAACTAAGATTTCCCTGCAAACCGTTTTTGTCCGGCACAGTAAATATCCAACTAAACCAATAGCGTTCGCTGTATTTACCGCCAGTATTCAATGCACATGACCGCCATGAACACCCCTAAAAAAAGGGCATTTATATGTCCAAACATTAATATCAAAACATCAATTTTTTCCATATACCTTGCTGTGAAGATGATGGGCATACATGATGCGAACAACCAGAACGCAACAAACAAAAACTGCAATGCGTTTTTCATTATTCCCCCTACAATCAATGTGCAATAACATTTAAACACACCTCAATTTGGCCGGACATATAAATATCTAAACCAGAAAAAATCACTTACATAGCGTTACAAACTCTTTAGTCTAAATACTCATCGTAAAACATTCCCCATACTTATCAGTCCGTTCCGCGCCAGGTAGCTTATTGCCTTATCTGGCAACCTATAATCAGGTTTCCGCTTTTTCAGTTGGCTGGTCGTTTAACCGACATAGTTAACCCATTAATCTGGTTGCCGGATGCTGGTGGATTTTCGCGTTTTAGTTGTTCATAAAAGTGCACAGCTTTAACCAGTTCTTCTGATGTAACCGGGACTGGTGGGGCAGTGAATAAGGCCTGAATTTCATAGTTCGGCCTGTCGTTACAATCCTCTTTTTTCGGTACATATTTCCAGTCACCAACCCACAACTCCCCCTGAGAGTCCATAACACCTTTTTTCACGTAGCGATATCGCCACGCTATCGGCTCTGCTTCCAGCGATGCCCGTGCAATTTTGAATAACTCGCCCTCTACTCGCGCCATCCCTGAATTGGGGTGGCATTTCGTAATCGCTATTTTTAATTTGGCTTCTTCGATTAATTGTTCTTTTGTTAATTCAGTCATTTTCATTACCGCCCTTTCAGGCGGCGGTAATGCTGCCAACTTACTGATTTAGTGTATGATGGTGATTTTAAGGTGCTTGCGTGGCTTCCATTTCCATCAGATGTCCTTCCTGCTCCGCTACTGAAGGCGTGGTGCGTAACGGCAAAAGCACTGCCGGACATCAGCGCTATCTCTGCTCTCATTGCCGTAAAACATGGCAACTACAGTTCACTTACACCGCCTCTCAGCCCGGTACGCACCAGAAAATCATTGATATGGCCATGAATGGCGTCGGATGTCGCGCCAGTGCACGCATTATGGGCGTTGGCCTCAACACGGTTTTACGTCACTTAAAAAACTCAGGCCGCAGTCGGTAACCTCGCGCATACAACCGGGCAGTGATGTGATTGTCTGCGCTGAAATGGACGAACAGTGGGGCTACGTCGGTGCTAAATCACGTCAGCGCTGGCTGTTTTACGCGTATGACAGGATACGGAGGACGGTTGTGGCGCACGTCTTCGGTGAACGCACTCTGGCCACACTGGAGCGTCTTCTGAGCCTGCTGTCGGCCTTTGAGGTCGTGGTATGGATGACGGATGGCTGGCCGCTGTATGAATCACGCCTGAAGGGAAAGCTGCACGTTATCAGCAAGCGTTACACTCAGCGCATTGAGCGACATAATCTGAATCTGAGACAACATCTGGCAAGGCTGGGACGGAAGTCACTGTCGTTCTCAAAATCGGTGGAGCTGCATGACAAGGTCATCGGGCATTATCTGAACATAAAACACTATCAGTAAGTTGGAGTCATTACCTCAGGCGGCCTCCTGATGTTCTGAGGGTGCAGAAATCCCTCCGGTTAAGGATTAAATTTTATTTGCTGTGCTAAATTTAATTATTCAGTTTTTATTCCTGCTCTCAAAACAGCCTCTGCCATTCTGATATCCGGATTTTCTGAAATCATCTTTTCCGGCGAGTCGCAATCACCACCACATTCAGTTATGCGTTCATGACCAAAACGAATTGTGGTTTTGTGCGCATTAATCATTTGTGTAAGCGCATCTGTCAATTCTGCAATGCGTTTGTCTTTAACTTCCAGCTCTTTCAGTAAAGCCAGTACGTCAGGAGCGCTAACATCAACGACGGTTACGCGCGATTTCAGGTAATGCTCATCCGCAAAAGTTCGACCAGTTTTAAAATATCCATCATCCCCCTCACCTGTGCAGGCATACACAATATGCGTTCTGGAAAATATGCGCTGTATCGACATTTCATCGCCACAAACAGGACATTCCGGCACCTGAATTGGTGAATAACGTTCACGTAATGCCTGGTAATTAGTCTTGCACACTGGCTGTCTCCTGAAAAATCACCGCATGCCCCAGTTTCTCCGCCAGCGCCAGTTCTGCCTTAGCGCCTGCTGACCGCTGCCAGCCTTTCAGCATGTAAATCGCATCCACACAACGAATCATCGCCATGCAGATATCCATGTACTGCGGCTGTGTCAGCCCGTCCGGAAGTACTGCCGGGTTTAAGACGGTATGCCCTTCCCGTTTCAGTTCCTCTTCCGCATTGTGAAACGCCTCACGGTTGAAATTTTTATACCCGGTCATTGGACCGGCGATATAGACTCTCACCCTCACGCCATCACCTCCTGAAAATTACCCTGATAAAACGACAATATGCGCTGCATAACTTCGCTCTTCCGGCACTCGCGACAGATTATGTTTAGGCGACTGTCGTAGCGACGTATTTCTCCGTCAGGTAATGACCAGATAAGGTCCGGATCAACCGCAGATGGTTTCTTCAGCTTTGCCCTTGAGAGCTTTTTACGGGCATTTTGCCAGTCCTTACGCGCCTGTTCAGACGGGAATAACCCGTAACCAGAGTTGTATACATCGCCACTGGCAACCAGCTCTCTGGCCAGAACGCTCATCAGATATCTTGTTGCCCCAGTTTTAGCTTCCAGTTGTCGTAACGTCTCGCGCCCACTCTGGCGTACGAGTTCAAGAACCTGCCCTTTAATTTTTTCCCGCTCTTCTTGTGTAAAAACTTTTGCCACAAGCCCTCCTGAAAATTACCTCATGACCAGAAATTAACACTTACCCCCTGAAGCCCGGCGGAATTTCGTTATCCGGTTCAGAAATATGATTCACACAACGCTGGTTGTTCGTGCCGCTTACCGGGAGCAACCAGGGGTTCTCAAAATTCCGGTCCGGTCCAAAAAACGTCGTCGCTCGCTGAACAAATTCCGTTCCCGTTTTCCCGGTAGCCGCCAGGTATCTTGCGTAACGCCTCACGCCATCCAGCATGGCCTCTGGTGGCACCCCCTCGCGTAATCTGGCCTTCCAGGCACTGAAAGCGGATTTCTTCGGGTTTGCCCCGGCACGCAACGGGTACTCCCGCCAGACCTGTTCGAACACATCCGGATAATCCACTCGTCCCACAGACTGCCCGGTGTTTTCCGGGACTACCCGATCGGCTTCCCGCTGAATGGCGGAATCGGCTTCAGGCTGCTGCAGTTGGTGTGATTGCTCCGGACTTGCGGTCATCGCCTGCTGCACAGCGCCCGAATCGGCTTTCAGCGCATACGCTGAATCGGCTTCCGGTGTCGTGCCTGCTGGCTGACCAGGATTGACGGTCTGAACATCCCCTGCCTGGTTCGTGGCGTTTTTTACGCCATGGACCATAGTGTTTTGATCTTCTTGATCTGTATCTTTATCTGTATCTTTATCTGTCGTGACTCGTCGTGACATGTGCGTGACATATCGTGACGCGCCGTGACAATCGCCATTTTGTTCCCGCTTTCTTTCCCTCTCTCGCTGCGCCCTCTTGCGCTCTGCAGGAGATTTTGCGGTTTGCGAAATATTGCCGTTGTCCTCTTTCAGCACCTGGCGTTTTTCCCATCCAGTGATTAAATCACCATCAAGTACCCGCCCCTGCATCGTCTGCAAAATTGAATCAATTACCTCTTCTGTCACGTCGAGCGCACTTGCCAAATCTTCTGTCGTGACATCAATGTGACCTCGCGTGACATTTCGTGACGCGCTCACCAGGAGGTGGATATACACTGCCATCACTGTTGCAATTGGCTGCCCTGACACCCTGGCAATTGTTCGCCACTTAGGGTCATTTGGCATGTCATGCCATAATCTGAGCCAGGCGTTAGCCATACTCACCTCTTTTGATACCGAATCTTTTTACTCACAAATTGCCGGAAGTGATCCGGTATGAATATTGCGAGTCAATGCACAGCCACAATATTTCCTGCAGGGCCACCACGATTCATCTGGTTGAAACCAGCGATCGCCACTGCGACAAAATCATCAGCGTCTCTCACCAGTCGTTCCCGCGTCTCCACTAGTTCCCGAAAATAGGCTGAGCTATGGCTGCGCATTCGGGCCACCAGCAGAGGTGGCATTGCTTTTTCGATAGCTGGTAACAACGCCTGAATTTTTTTAAGCGCATCAGGGGTGTCTTTCTCCACCCAGCGGAAAATTTTCTGAGTATTGCGAGCCAGGGCTTCCGGATGGCTGTCGTCATACAGTTCCGGGAACGTCATTCCCAGCTCGAAATACGCTTTGGTAATTTTCGCAGCCGGTACTTTTTCGCCGTCCGGATGCGCCCAGGCATTCATCGCCATGCGGATGTGTTCATGCTTGATTTTCATGAATCAACTCCCATCAGCTTTTTCGTAGTAGTTTTATTCCTGCCAATAGTTAAAATTGCATCGGCAGAAAATAATCCGTTTGATGCAAGAGCGATTTTTTCAGCGTAATTTGTTTCGCCGGTATATTCTGTGCGAGGCAATTTTCCGTTATCCATCCATTTATAGATTGCTCTTTGGCTGACACCACAAACGTCGGCCACAACAGCAACGCGAACAGTTTTGATTACATCTTCAAGTGTTTTCTGGTTCATATCACCCTCACAATGTGAACTTTGAGTACATGCTATAACAGAACTGACAGTACATTCAAGAGCGAATATCATTGAACTTATGGTTCATGAAGATAAAGCGCGTAAAGAGTTCGCCAGTAGGCTTGCGCTAGCCTGTGAAAACGCTGGTTATGAACAACATGGAAGGCAGGCAGAAATTGCCCGTCGAATGAAATTAACACCAAAAGCGGTTAGCAAATGGTTTAATGGCGAAACAATTCCTCGCCGGGAGAAATTAAGGGAATTAGCAACACTAATAGGAACAACACCAACCTATCTTTTGGGAGAGGATACAGAAGAAAGTGGACAGGTACGTTTCTATCAGGAGTTAAATCCAAGACAAAAAATCATCATTGACCTTCTGGACGAGCTCCCTGACAGTGAGACAGATGAACTTTTAAAAACTCTTGAAGAGAAAAAACAGAAGTACAATGCAATTTACGAAGAGTTAGCACGAAAGAAAAAACAAAAAGCCTCTTAAACCAGCATAAATCCGGTAGCGCCTTCCTCCGGGTTTGTGCTTCACTTTATCCCATCTCATTTTTTTACACACAAAATGTACCATAAGCACTTTACAACAATGAACGCAAAGTACATTATATACCTGCCACCCACCCCGCCCCACAGAATGCAGGGCAATACTTCGAGTTACCAGGCAGTGGTCAGGGGTTAAGTAGCCAGCCCGAGGCGTAAGAACATGACGGCAGGGTTCAACTTTAATAACTATGCAGCAGGTTTTTGTTCCGCTACCCCGGCGTTAAGGGGAAATGAGGTCAGCATGGATACTATCGATCTTGGGTAATGACTCCAACTTACTGATAGTGTTTTATGTTCAGATAATGCCCGATGACCTTGTCATGCAGCTCCACCGATTTTGAGAACGACAGTGACTTCCGTCCCAGCCTTGCCAGATGTTGTCTCAGATTCAGATTATGTCGCTCAATGCGCTGAGTGTAACGCTTGCTGATAACGTGCAGCTTTCCCTTCAGGCGTGATTCATACAGCGGCCAGCCATCCGTCATCCATACCACGACCTCAAAGGCCGACAGCAGGCTCAGAAGACGCTCCAGTGTGGCCAGAGTGCGTTCACCGAAGACGTGCGCCACAACCGTCCTCCGTATCCTGTCATACGCGTAAAACAGCCAGCGCTGACGTGATTTAGCACCGACGTAGCCCCACTGTTCGTCCATTTCAGCGCAGACAATCACATCACTGCCCGGTTGTATGCGCGAGGTTACCGACTGCGGCCTGAGTTTTTTAAGTGACGTAAAACCGTGTTGAGGCCAACGCCCATAATGCGTGCACTGGCGCGACATCCGACGCCATTCATGGCCATATCAATGATTTTCTGGTGCGTACCGGGCTGAGAGGCGGTGTAAGTGAACTGTAGTTGCCATGTTTTACGGCAATGAGAGCAGAGATAGCGCTGATGTCCGGCAGTGCTTTTGCCGTTACGCACCACGCCTTCAGTAGCGGAGCAGGAAGGACATCTGATGGAAATGGAAGCCACGCAAGCACCTTAAAATCACCATCATACACTAAATCAGTAAGTTGGCAGCATTACCCTGCAACCGCTATGAAAAAGGCGGGAAAGATGGCATCACAATGACATTTATCGGCCCTTCCCCCTCTGTTCAGGACAAATCAGCCAGCACTGATAATACCAACATCAACGGCGAAGACATGACTGAGATTGAGGAGAGCATGCTTCTACCTGTCTCCGGTCAGGAACTGCCCATTCGTTGGCTTGCTCAACACGGCAGCGAAAAACCAGTAACGCACGTTTCACGCGACGAACTCCAGGCATTACACATTGCACGGGCTGAAGAACTACCGGCTGTTACTGCCCTGGCTATTTCGCATAAAACCAGTCTGCTCGACTCGCTGGAGATTCGCGACCTCCACAAACTGGTTCGTGACACTGACAAAGTTTTCCCTAATCCTGGTAATTCAGACCTGGGACTAATAACTGCTTTTTTCGAAGCATACTTGGACGCTGACTACACTGTTCGGGGCCTGCTGACAAAAGAGTGGATGAAAGGAAATCGTGTTTCACGCATCACCCGCACGGCTTCCGGTGCTAATGCTGGTGGTGGGAACAAAACCGATCGCAATCCGAATTTAGTACACACCCTCGACACACTGGATGTGGAGATTGCAGCAGCCACACTTCCGATGGATTTTAATATTTATGAAATTCCGGGCAGCGTTTATCGTCGCGCAAAAGAAGTAGTCCTGAAAAAAGAAAGTCCGTTCAAAGAATGGTCCGCAGCACTTCGTGCACCCCCGGGTATTCTGGACTATTCCCGCGCCGCTATTTTTGCACTTATCCGAAGCGCACACCCTGAATTTTATCACTACCCGGGACGCCTTCAGGGGTATATCAACGCCTATTTGACGGAAACTGATCACGAGAACCCCAGCAAGGAAACTCTCACAGCTACCCGGCATACGCCGGAAAAAGATATCCTGGAAGAAATTAACCGCGAGGTGGTTACTGAGCGTGAAACAGAAGAAGAAAAACCACAACCATCTGACGCAATGGCAGGTGAACAGGCAACAACTGAAACAATGGAACCGGATACAACTGAACATTGCCAGAACGCGCAGTCGCTGGATGCTCAGTCGCAGGTGAGTTCCGCTAACCAAGTAAAAGTCACCGCTGACGAAGTAAACAAAATTATGCAGGCAGCCAATATCAGCCAGCCTGACGCCGATAAGTTACTTGCTGTATCGCGTGGTGAATTTGTTGAGGGGATTAGCGACCCTAATGATCCGAAATGGGTCAAGGGGATCCAGACTCGCGATTCTGTGAACCAGAACCAGCATGAATCGGAACGGAACGACCAAAAAGCGGAACAAAACAGCCCAAATGCGTTACAAAACGAGCCAGAAACGAAACAATCCGAACCAGTAGCGCAACAGGAACCGGAAAAAGTCTGCACCGCCTGCGGTCAGAGCGGTGGCGGCAACTACCCTGATTGTGGCGCGGTGATGGACGACGCAACATACCAGAAAACATTCGATGAAGAGAATCAGGTTGAAGTTCAGGAAAATGATCCGGAGGAAATGGAAGGCGCTGAACATCCACACAAGGAGAATGCTGGCAGCGCTCAGGACCACGCCAGCGATAGTAAAACTGGCGAGACGGCAGATCCCTTAATTACGGTGAATGGTCATCACGAAATCACATCCACCAGCAGGACGTGTGACCATCTAATGATCGACCTTGAAACCATGGGAAAAAATCCTGATGCCCCGATCATCTCAATAGGTGCAATATTTTTCGATCCGCAAACCGGAGATATGGGACCCGAATTTAGTAAGACTATCGATCTGGAAACTGCTGGCGGAGTCATTGATCGGGACACCATTAAATGGTGGCTTAAGCAATCACGCGAAGCGCAATCTGCCATTATGACCGATGAAATCCCGTTAGATGATGCACTGTTACAATTGCGGGAATTTATCGACGAAAACTCCGGTGAATTTTTTGTTCAGGTCTGGGGAAATGGAGCCAACTTCGACAACACGATTTTGCGCCGTTCATACGAACGGCAGGGGATCCCCTGCCCGTGGCGTTACTACAACGATCGCGATGTACGCACAATCGTTGAGCTGGGGAAAGCCATAGACTTCGATGCCAGAACGGCTATTCCATTCGAAGGTGAGCGCCATAATGCACTTGATGACGCTCGTTACCAGGCAAAATACGTTTCAGCTATCTGGCAAAAACTGATCCCGAGTCAGGCTGATTTTTAATGTTCAACCCTAATTGCCGCTAACCGTATATAGTTAGCGGCGGTTATGAGATATAGCTATGAGCAGCTTATTTTTAACCGAAGATGAATTGCTAATATTAACGGGCTGCAAATATGCAAGCCACCAGCGAAAATGGTTAATGGAAAACGAGCTTCCGTTCTATACCAATCGTAGTGGCAAACCGATTGTCAGCCGGGATCTATTTACCTGCAATAAAACTTTACCACCACGCGAGGTAGAGCCGAATTTTGGTGCGATCTGATGGGAAGACGAAGGAAAAATCCTGAGCACGAAAAATTACCTCCAAATGTATACCCAAATAAATATAGTTATGTATGGAAACCAACATCCAGCGAATCTGTAACACTAACCGCCATCAAGGATGGTTTAGCTGCTTTATGGAAAAAGTATGAGGAAACTGTAAATAATCGCGATCGTGCAATGACATTCGGTCGCTTGTGGGAAAAATTCCTCGCCAGCGCCTATTACAGTGACCTCAGTCCAAGAACACAAAAAGATTATCTGCAACATCAAAAAAGTTGCTTGCCGTATTCGGTAAGGTGAACCGCCCCGGGTTTCCTGGAGAGTGTTTTATCTGTGAACTCAGGCTGCCAGATCATCGTTTCCGATGGAAGCATAATAAGCTTTTTCT